GATGGTTTACGCTGTAGAGTCTTTTGACCATATACAACAATACCATCGCCTATAAAATCACATATTGGGTTAATTGCATTAGTTCCAGTGGCATAAAGTAAATCTCTATCTGAAACATTTAATTGACGTTCGGTCTTTTGTACTCTGAATAGTCTACCACGATTTAAGCCTGCGGGAGCATTCCATACTTCAGCTACTCTATCATTGTAAGCATAGACAGCTACTATTCTAACACTAGGCGGTACCCATTGCAATGATTCTGTAAATTCATCGGATATCTGGATCCAAGGATAATATAGAGCCGCAAAGCTTGAGTTGAGTGCATTCTCATTCAGCCATTTACCAGCACCATTGTGCCAGTTAACTACATCCTGCGGTGTTAAACCTTGAGGAGGATCTATTATAGCGAAACAATCTCCTCTTTCATTTTCGCACAAATTAATTAATTTATTGATAACTGCTCTATTTCCGGCGAAATCAGGGCATGCTATCAGATTGATGTCGTATTTTTCGGCATTAGCAAATTCAGATAAACTACTAATAGCAGAATGTTCAGTTATATTTTCAAAATCATCATATCCTCCATTCAGTTCAAGTATTGTATTTAATACCGGAATATCACCAACTTCAATATTATCTAGCTGTATTTCTACATAATTAGACGTGAATTTATTACTTATAAAGTTTTTACTAGAAGGATCGCTAAATTCGATATTTTTGACCCTCTCAGTAGGAAGCTGATTTACATTAGCTTCAGGTGACCAAACATCTATTTCATAATTACCAAAATCATCTCTGATAAATCTGATCTTTGTACCGTTGTAATATTCACCTTTATACGGTGAACTTGCAGTACCCATCTTAGATAGATATTCAGCTGTTATAGTATCTCCTTCAACTAGATTAGCTACATAGTTGATCGAAATATTTCCTGTAGCGTAATCTATCGTACCATTTCCATTTTTTCCAATTAAATTACCTTCTCCGTCATCAGTCAATATCAAATTCGGTCCTATTTTTACAATTATGCTGTTTTTAATTACAGGATATATCGACAATTTAGATGAAAGACTTCCAGAAGATTCTCCACCGGCTTCCACTGTTTTTAATACATCTAAGTGTTTAGCCAGATAATTAGCAATTAATTTAGTTCCTTTTTTAGGTGGTTGAATTAAAGCAATATCAATAGCACCGGTTTCATAATCAATTTTATTGTCTGATGTTACTACACCTTGGACAAATTTTCCTTCACCATTATCAGTAGAAACAACCACGTCGTTTACTAATATCGATACTGTATTTGGATAAACTACGGTATTTAAAGATCCGATGAATGATTTATCTATAGTGTGACCGAACTCAGATGTTTGTCCTACAGTTCCGAGCACTTTTATTTTATATGTGCAATAATCATATGAAGCTATAAATTTATCTCCAGCTTTAACATTAATACTAGAAAATTCAACTTCCCATTGCCCAGTTATAATATTAAGACTACCTGATCCTACAGTATCTCCCAACTCATCTTTTCCAATTAACTCATAAACATTATCTGTCGGCGGAGTAACTGCTGTAAAAGTATAAACATGATCTTGACTAGCTATCTTCAATTTGAAATTGTCTAAATTAACTAAATTTGAATGTGCCAGCATACCTGAATATTTCGCATCTGCATCAACTTGATCTACAGTTAAAGTAACTTCATTCGACACGGATTTTATTTGAGTATTGTATTTTAAAGCAACTTCAGCCTCGGTATTCGCAGCTGTTAAAGTAAATCTATATTCTCCTGTATCATAATCTATAAAATTCGGGTATGAAGATATATTTTGGTTAATTGTTGCCGGAAAAGATCCATTACCATTATCTCTGATAACCGCATAGTTATCAGGATTATCTGGATCTATAAGTTTTATTTCAACTGTTCCAGGAACAGGAGCGTGATTCAATGTAGCTTTAAATATATATTCATTCTTATCTTCAACAACTGTTAGCAATTCGTCAGTAATTTCTACAGCTTTAGGAATATCGACTGTAGCTTTTTTAGCCGATGGTCCTAAAATTCTAGAAAACCATAAAGCACTACCAAACTCCAAAAAACTAACTGCCGCTAAGCTACTATACTCTCCAACTCTTGGAGTTCCAAAAAGGTCAACAAATTGGCGTACGGATGACACAAAAGTTGGTTCTGTAGGTCCTTTTCTTGTTTTTCCTGCTAATGCTAGTATTGACTTAGATAATCTAGGAGCATATAGA